TTGCTACAAGAATATCTCCTGGTCTTGGAGATGTCTTTATCATACCATCTGCTAAATGAGTGTATGTCATTTTCATAAAATCAAGAAGTACTTTCTTTCTTTCTTTTAAAGTAAATTGATTTGGTTGTTGAGTATACTTTGCTTCATACCCAACTTCTGCAAGTCTTGTTTTTTCTTTATAATTAATTCTTTCTGCTAGTTCTGAAATGGTATCTTCTAAATCATCTTCTTCGTAGTTATCTAAAAACTCTAACCATAGATAACTCTTTTTTGTTTTATATAGTATAATGAATGTAGAAATCATGATTGCTCCAGTGGAGCACATATATTGTTTTTCTTTAATTCTTTTTTCTTCTTGTAAGAAAATACGACTTCTATCCTTATAACCAAGTTTCCTTAACAATCTTTCAAATTCTATTCTTTTTTTATCTTTTACTAACATAATACGTATCAACGAGCACTAAAACGTTTTCTTGATAATTATAGCATGGTAAATACTATTGACACAAGACAGTAACAATACTATACTAATCCTATGTCTAACATACAACAACTAATTCGTAGTTTTCCTGTAACGGAAGTATCGAAACCAAAAACAACGCAAGGTGAAGATATGGAATTTCATGATCTTCCTTGGTTAGGAAGTTTCTATACCAAGAAAGAAGTAGATGCTCTCATCAAAGAAGCAGTTGCGGAAGCAAAACGTATTGATGATGAGTCCATGCGTAAGCATAATCGTGACGCAACTGTTATTAGTATGATTCTAGGTTTTACTACCTTGGCATTATTTATTGACGGTTTGTTAAGGATCTTAGGAATTATTCCACCATTTATGAATATTGATGTTAATATTATAGAGAAGATTGCTGATAAAACAAAAGTCATTGTAGAAAATGATTTAGTTCAAGCAGGTCTAAACAAAATACCTAAATTATTAAAATGATTGTATTTCTTTCGTTATGTGTTATAATTATTATAACAATATTTTTTATGCTTAGATTTTTCAATCCACACAACTAAGGAGATAGAATGGGATTACCCGATATCACACAAAAGTACTTTGATAAAGTCGTTGCTTGGGATAGAAATCTTGCAAAGAGATTTCAAGAAAAATTTAATTTAACTGATTATCAAATGCTTTGTATAGCATTTGCAAAAGGATTTATTATTGGAGCTATACTTCTTTGAACAATAATTATAAGATGCACGAATTCTCTAATAATCTTGGATACATTGATGAGAAAATGCCTGATGACGTATTCAAGATTGTTTTGGATGAAATAGAGACTGCTGCAGGAAAAAAGATTGCACACAATACAAAGTTGGTTGGGAATATAGAAGAGCAGTATTTGATGGATTTTAAAAATCAAATCAATCTCTATAAACTTGAAACTTATATACGCGGTTTAGCGGGTATATACGAAAATAAATTTAAATATACTCAATGTATGGGAAACCAAACTATGTCTTTAGATGAGGGGATGTCCCTTGATTTAAGACTTAGAAATTGTTGGGTTAATTTTATGAAAAAATATGAATTTAATCCAATTCATAATCATAGTGGTTTGTACAGTTTTAATATATTTGTCAAAATTCCTTTTGATCTAAAAAAGGAATTTGCTTCTCCAAGAACTCAAAATGAAAATCAGAGATTTCCTGGTTGCTTTTCTTTTTACTGTGGTAATGGTTTAGGAGAATTTGTACCACATGTGATAGAGGCAGGTAAAGACTGGGAACAAGTTATTATATTATTTCCTTCTATAACACAACATTGCGTATATCCTTTTTATACAAGCGATGATTATAGAATTACTGTTTCTGGAAATTTATATTTAAATCCTGTTACTAAATCATCAGTAAGTTACTATTGACAAATATTAGATCTTAGTATATAATCAGAATGTAAACTGTTATAGAGCAATGACTCTCACAACTAAATTTAAGAAAGACATAAGCACTCTCCGTGCTGCAGCAAACAAAGAAATATTTTTGGATGTTAAATATCCAAAGTTATATAAGAAAGTAAAAAGATATTACGAAGGATTACAATACATTGATTTATCGGGGGAAGATCCTGACGCAGACTATAATGCTGTGATAGAATGTATTATAGAAGACCTAAACCAATGATCGCAGCATTTGTAACAGGGGTTGTCGTAGCAATTCCAACAGCATTAATGACAATGAAGTTACTAAACAGTTCGTTATTCATCAGTAATACCGAACTGAGAGAAGCAAATGCTAAGATCAGTCTTATCATTAATAACCTTGATGACTTCCGAGAGGAGAGAATGAAGGACAAAATGGAGAGACTAGGCATTACTGACAAACTCGATGAGAGACTATCAACTAAAATCAAATGATTGAAGTACTACTACAGAATGAACCATACAGGTATATTAAGATGCCTGATCTATTAGAGAATGGTCAACCAGACTATCGTATCCAGAAATGGAACAACCATAACGGTTACAAGGATATGTACCTCTGTGATAATTTCATGCAGTTTAAAACTGCTATTGATGATTTTGAATACACAAAATGGTTAGATCCTGCAGGAGTACCTTGTTACGTACACGATGTCTAAAGTTGCTTTAATTACAGGTATTACAGGACAGGACGGATCATACCTTGCTGAACTTCTTTTAGAATTAAAATATGAAGTTCATGGTATAGTTCGTCGTTCTTCTTTAATTAACACCCATAGAATAGATAAGATTTATAATGATATACATCTTCATTATGGAGATTTAACTGATGCCACTAATATTATTAGTGTTATTCAAAAAGTTCAACCAGATGAGATCTATAATCTTGGTGCTCAAAGTCATGTAAAGGTTTCTTTTGAATTACCAGAATATACAGGACAGGTTGATGGTCTTGGAACTCTTCGTATATTAGAAGCAATTCGTATTCTTGGTATGGAGAAAAAAACAAGAATATATCAAGCATCTACATCAGAACTCTATGGTTTAGTACAAGCAAATCCACAAACAGAGACAACACCTTTTTATCCAAGATCTCCATATGGAGTTGCTAAGTTATATGGATACTGGATTATAAAGAATTATCGTGAAGCATATAATATGCATTGCAGTTCTGGAATTCTTTTCAATCATGAATCTCCACGCAGAGGAGAAACTTTTGTTACTCGTAAGATAACACAAGGTCTTTCAAGAATATCTGTTGGACTTCAAGATTGTCTTTATCTTGGTAATCTTAATGCTAAAAGAGATTGGGGTCATGCAAAAGACTTTGTAGAAGCAATGTATCTTATGCTTCAACAAGATGAACCTGATGATTATGTAATCGCAACTGGAGAACAGCATTCAGTTCGTGAATTTGTAGAGGAAGCAGCACCAATATTTGGTATGAAGTTAGAATGGATGGGAGAAGGGTTAGATGAGGTTGGTTATGATTGGAATACAAAGAGACCTATTATTAAAGTTGATAAATGGTATTATAGACAAGCTGAAGTAGAATCTCTTCTTGGAGATCCTACAAAAGCAAAAGAAAGGTTAGGTTGGGAACCTACAACAACATTCAAACAATTAGTTGAGGACATGTGTATCTATGGACAGTAATTCTAAAATATTTGTTGCAGGACACAAAGGATTAGTTGGTTCTGCAATTGTTCGTAACCTTCAATCTAAGGGATACAATAATATTATTACGTTAAATCGCAGTCAACTCGATCTAACAAAAGAGAATGATGTATATTGTTTCTTTATGATGGAACAACCAGAGTATGTCTTTAATGCAGCTGCCAAGGTTGGTGGGATTATGGGTAATAAAAATCATCCTGCAGATTTCATATATGAAAATTTAAGAATACAAAATAATATAATTCATAATGCATATAAAGGTGGAGTAAAGAAACTTATATTTTTAGGATCATCATGCATATATCCAAAGTTTCCTAATATTCCAATTACAGAAGATCAACTAATGACGAGTCCTCTTGAGGAATCTAATAGTGCATATGCAATAGCAAAGATTGCAGGTATGAGAATGTGTCAGGCATATAGACAACAGTATGGTTTTAATGCAATATCTTTAATGCCTACTAACTTATATGGTATTAATGATAATTTTGATTTAGAAAACTCTCATGTTTTACCTGCAATGATACGTAAGTTTTATCAAGCAGATGAAAAAGTTACATTGTGGGGAGATGGATCTGCAATGAGAGAATTTCTACATGTAGATGATCTTGCTGAAGCATGTTATGTTTGTATGCAAAAGTATGATGAAGAAGAACACATTAATATAGGAACAGGAGAGGATGTAACTATTAAGGAACTTGCTGAAACTGTTGCTAAAGTTGTTGGTAATAAAAAAATAGAATGGGATACCTCTAAACCAAATGGCACACCAAGAAAAGTGCTAAATGTAGATAAGATAAAATCATTAGGTTGGGAACCAAAAATTGGTTTGGAAGAAGGTATTAGATCAACCTATGAGTGGTTTCGTGTTCTATACGGGTATTTAAAAAAATGAGGTATCACTTATACGACGATCAAGAAAGACATCAAGGAACTTTTGAATCTATAGAAAAGTTGAGAAACTTTTTATGTGATCGTAAGTATGATATAAATTGTGATAAAGATATAGGTAGTACATTTGATTACATTAAATCTATTAAATGGTATTTTGACATAGAAGAATGATTAACGAAAACAATATAGTTGATTTATTTCCTACACCTTTGTATGTTGCAACTGATGTTCTAACAGAAGAAGAGAATCAAGAATTAATAGATCATATTATTTCAACACAAGATAAACAAGTTGGAAGGGGAAAAGAACTTTGGCACTCTGGGATAGGAAGTCCTAAAAATTCTTTTGGATTGGATATAAAAGATAAGCAATTTGATCTTATACTTAAACGTGCTCATTACCATGTGGAGCAATATACTAAGACTATAAAAGCTGATGTACGCATGGATTACATGAATAGAGAATGGTGGTGGAATCTTTATGAAGGACATAACTATCAAGAGTATCATAATCATGTTCCTCACTTGTTTAGTGGAG